TGCGGATTCGCTACCGCGGGAGGGTTTACATTGTTTCCAGCGACGATCTCCGTGGGATTACGATGGCCAGGGCCACTAACCGGACTACTGTCGATATCCAACAGGAAAGTGGCAAGGGGCAGTACGGGACGCTTTTGTTACAGACGGGCGAAATTGAAATCATCTAAAGGGATCCAATGCCTGAAGTTAAGAGTCCGATAACCGGAGAGCAGCAAACTGAAGTCAAGGTTAGACTGCAATCTAACGAACGGCGTGACGTGGCGAGTCGCGTGGTCTCGCGGTTTTATGACATGAGAACGACGCGGAACCAATCGTTTTCCTTCTTCAGGAACAGGTCATTCCAGGAGTATGTAGAAGATTCTGTTAAGCGCATCAATCAGTTTAAGGAGAGGCCCTCCCACAAGAAATGGTGGCAGGCCAACCAAGCAGGTCCGACTACTAGGAATAAATTGATGGGTATTCTTTCCAAACTCGCTCAGAGCATGATGGAACCGAGGGTTTGGGCGACGAATGAAACGGATTTCCTGGCCAAAGTCAGGGAACGAGTTCTAAACGTTTTGTTAAAAGCTTCGGCATATAAGAACAAAGATGACAAAAAACTCATCTGGGAGATGTTTGAGGCCATGGCCAAAGGAACGGTGGTCGGTTTCGAGGGGTGGAGGATCGACAAGCGGAAAGTTAGGTGGGTTAAAAATCAGAATCCTGAGACCGGCGAGACTACCGTAGAGGAAAGGGAGATTAAATTCTTCAATGACGTTTACGGGGTGCTAATCCCCCTGGAGGACATGTATTTTGGGGACATCTTTGTTTCTGACGTGCAGGACATGGACGATTCCGCTTGGCGGCAAGTAGTGAAGTTTGGTTCCTTTCAAACGGAATTTAGTTATTATCCTGACGCGGATTTGGTCCAACCCAACCGGTCGGCGGTGGGGCAGGACGAAAAAGGGCAATTTTCTTACTACCAGCCGTCGAACGACATCGAATCGGACGAAGTGGAAATCCTCCGGTATTTTAATAAGGCGACCGACGAGTACGTAATGATCGCGAATGGGATCTGGATCAATTGCCAGGGGGGTAGCACCGTTCAACCAATTCCGTTCAATCACAAAAAATTGCCGTTCTGGGTCGGCCAGTTCGAATTGATTGATTCGAAGTTTATTTACGGGAAGTCCCTGGCGGACAAGATGATCGCTACCCAGGATACCAGGGATAAGTTCTTTGACAACATACTGGATCGGTTGACGATGGCTCTACAGGCTCCGATCGTCGTGAAAGGGTCGGTCAATTTGAGCGAGGGATATTTGGAACCTGACGGTATCGTGGAAATCAAAGATCCCATAGGCAATGAATCGGTGGAGCGGATGGATCTGAAGGAGCCTGGTCAGGGGAGCATGCAGATCCTGCAGTATTTAGAGAAGGAATTGGAGAATACTTCCATTTCTTCGGAAGTTACCGGTCAGGGCGGTTCCACCAACAAGACGGCGACGCAAGTCCAAATTGAGAGGGAAGGCGCTTTGGAATTGGTTTCCTTATTCCTGCGGTTGATGGAGTTTGCCATCCGGGACAAGTATCAGTTGCGGCTTAGTAACATCGTCCAGTTTTACACTCTGCCATCCCACAAAGACGACAAGGAGGAGAGATTCAGGAAAGTCGTGCTGCGGGACGAAGTAATGTCCAATGGGACAATCGGCAACGTTGAAGTGGAAATCACCCGCTATCCGTCCCAGAAGAACGTTGAAACGAAGGCTAGGTCAGCGCCGACTCCCACCGAACGCATGGAAGTAACCCCGGAGTTCATCCGGGATTCCGAGGGGGAAGTGTTTATGGTGCCCAGGTCCAGCCTAAAGCAATCAGAGGCCCTCCGGCAGGCACAGGAGGCGAGTTTCGCAAAGACTACCATGGCTTTATTCCCTGACATCGTCAACCGCGACGTCCTGTTTGATGATTTCGTTAACAAGTTCCCAGACAAGGATTCCAGAAGGTTGCGGGCGCCGAAGGGTCAGGGCGCCGTACCAGGAATGGAGGAAGCCAGGGGAGGCGTGGAAGCAAACCCCGGCGAGGCCGTCGTTGAGCCGACCCTAAGGGAATTAGTACAGTGAGGCGGCTCCAACTGAAGTTGCTAGGTTATCTCGTTTCGAAATTCCTGCCATTTACTCCGACAGGGATGACCAGGGACGAGGAGTTGGAGATTCTTTACAACATCCACCAGGTTAAGGGATCCGACAAGTTGTTCCAAGCTCTGATTTCATCGAATATAGCCGGTTATTTTAACGTTCCGGAGGGGGAGGAGGAGATGAGGCTCTTGAAGAAAGGAACGGTCATGGGTTACCGGTGGTTCAGAAAGGAAATGGCGGAAGCTAAACGGAATTTAGAATTAATCAGGGGGAGAAAGGAAAAACAAGATGCGCTATCTAAAGAACAGGATTGACGAATTCAAACAGACGAACGTCATCGACGTGGTCCTCACGGTACACCCGATCAGCAATCCGAGGGAGTGGGTCAGTAAACCTCTCCGGCCAAACGGTGAAGTGGATGAAGTCAAAGCTCGGGGTTTCCTCGACAAGGACAGATCTGAGGGCTTCCGAGTGGTCATCAAACCTGGAGAAACCGTGGCTTTTGGTGAAGGCAGCGAGTTCAATGAGGAGCAGGCCGAATACATCTACCGCACATTTGGGTCGCCAGACGTTCCCTTGGGGGAACCGCCGACTTATAACTGGCTGATAGAGGTAGACGAGGATGGCGGCGAGAAGAGGGGTTACGGCAGTTTTTATGACAAGTACCGCAAACCCGTCGTCGTCGTCCACCGGTGATCTTTAACAACTAAACGTACAAAGGGGCTAGAGTTTGGGGCATCCCGACCCTAGCAGCGACTCATCCCTTGTTGTCGCTGTTGGGTCCGGGTGTCGCAAATGCGGCACCTTTTGTGTAACGAGTTCCCACGGTGGTTTGGTCACACCACTCAAATAAAGGACTCAAAAAGGAATTTGTATGGCACAAGAGAATGAGGAGTTAAATGGCGCTCCCCCGGTTGAAGAACCGGTAGCGCCGTCGGACGCTCCTCCCGACACAGAAAAACCGCCGGTTTCACCTCCCGAGAAGCCAGCGGAACCAAATAAGCCTGATACTCCCCCGGTTGGACCCGCGCCTGACAAGGTGATGGTTGACAGGGTAGAGTTGGAGAGACTCCAGAAGGACGCCGCGTTGACGGAAACTTACCGGTCGGACCTTCTCAACGTTAAGGGGAAGAAGCGGAAATCTGAACTTTTCGCTGATATCTCCGTTGAACAAGAGAAGCCACCCAATCCTGACGTTCCGCCGGCGGACGTTGCCACTCCTACCCCGCATATTTTGGTAGATTACCTATCAAAACGCGCGGACGTAACTGACAAGTATGAGCAGGAGATTGCCCAGCTTTCTGACGAGGACGCGGAGTTCGCAAAACGTCGCCTTCAAGTGGAGGAGGAAATCCTGAAGAAGGATATGTCCAAATCCTCTAGACCAGTCGGACGGAAACGGGTAGAGCAGATGTTTGAGGATGTCCTCGGCACCATCAGGTCAAGGCGCAAACCTTCGCCGGGTGCGGTTGAGACGCCTCCTGACTTAGGCTCTACTCAGACCATCCGAAAGGTCGCAAAGGGGTCAGCTCCAATTTCGGACAGGGCCAGGGAAATCCAGCCCTACACGAAAGATACCAAAGGACGCATTCTTCCTTTGGAAAGTATCCAGGCCATGATTGATCAGGGAATACTCTAATCTCTAACAACAAGGGAGAAAAGGATGAAATTATATGGCCTTTGCCTATAAGACTAACCTCTTGGGCAATTCGCATCCTGTTCTCCGCAAGGTGATCGCTAATAATTCGATCGCCGTTCAACCAGGAGACGCAGTAGACTGCTATAACGCAGGCTTCGCTCGTCTCGCTACGGCTGGCAATGCCATTTTCGGCATCGTCCACGCCGTGGTTGACCGCTATGGTCGCGGTGTTCTTCCTGAAGAAGACAGCCGGGTTGAAGCGGGTGATTGGACGGTAGCGTCGGGTGTGGTAACAGTCGGTAGCGACAATACCACGGACGATCAGATCGCCCTCCTCTGCGACGTCTCCCAGTATTCAATTTACTCGGCAGACGTTACGGGGACTATTGGTACGACCAATAACTCCGACAAGGTCGGAGCGAATATCGACGTTACCGACGAGGATGACCTTGCAGAAACTTCCGCTGTTCGTACGATCAGCGGTCAGTTCTACGGTTGGGGTACCGATCCAGACGATTCCGGCAACATTCTCTGTTCTATCAGAGAATCCGAAATCTTCGGCGGCACTCCTAACTACGGATAATTAACGGGCTAACTACCCAAACATAAGGAGCATACATGGCTAGTACATCTGCCATTGAAACACGCGCTCGGTTTGGCGATTTAGCTCGTTCAGGAGCAATTGCCAGATTCAAGGACGTTTTCGACCAAGCCCAGACCACTTATGATGGTATGGCGGAGTTGCAGCGCATCTTCAAGGTTGAAAGCACAGGAGACAGTGAGATTCGAGATGTCGGTGTTGCTGGGCTGAACCTGCTCAGTGAGACGGCCGAAGGCGCGGCGTACAATCAAGACGCTAATCTCGTAACTTACCAGACAGACTATAGCGCCCAGAAACTTACTGGTTCAACAGTCGTAACGGAAGAGCGGATTGCTGACAGCGAGTATAAAGACAAACTTGATGATTTTCGCCACTTGGCCGTCTCCGGAAAGCGTACCAAGGTTAAATATGGTATGAACGTCATCAATTCGGGATTCGTCACTACGGCGGTAACCAACGGTTTCACCGTTTACCGCTACGCTGACGCTGTTCCTTTGTTCTCGACTTTGCATCCCCGCAAAGATGGTGGTTCTACTCAGAGTAACGCTTCCGCCACGGGCATCACCCTGTCGGAGTCGAACTTGGAGACGGGCCGCCTCGCTTTAGTCAAGCAACTCACTGATCGCGGTTTGCCGATGGAGTTTATGGGTCGCGTGATTGTGGTCGTGCCGGATGACCTCGCCAAAACGGGCGTCATTTTGGCCGATTCCGAACTCCGCCCATCCACGGCGAACAACGACATCAACTTCTATAATGGCGTTATCGTGGACGTGTTGGTTTCCAAGTGGCTTAATGCCACCGGTTCCAACGGTTCCACGACCGCCTGGTACCTGATCGACACCAACTACAGCAAACTGAAGTTGTACGTCCGGCAGGAACCGGAGTTCTTCGAAGAACGGGAGAATGGCACTAGGAACCACATCTTTGGCGTCTCGCAACGTCTCGCGGCTGGTCACTCTGACTGGCGCGGTACTTGGGGGAGCAAGGGTGACGGTGCTGCTTACAGCTCATAATTAACTTCCTTACTATTCTATATGGCCTACTTGCGCGTCCACAATCCGGACGATAAGGACAAGCTCTTGGTCGCGGGTGGTCAGGAAGTGGTGATCCCCAGTCGAAAGTCGGTGGTAGTCGAATCCTCAATCGGGCAGATCCTCAAGGAGATGTCTGCCGCTTTGGAGGTCGTCTCAGCTTCTGACGAGGAGTACGCGGTGTTTATCAACCCGCCGAAACCGTCTAAAGCTGCGAAAACACCGAAGAAGAAACTGGGCAAAGCCAAGAAAGGAGCGAAACAATGAAGAAACCTCAGATTAAAAATTGGGGGATCTACGCTCTGATCATAGTCTTGGCGCTTTTCATCGGTCAGTTCGCCATCGGAAACGGTGTGCTAACTGTTCCGGTGAGATTTGAGGTAGTCAACGACAGTATCGGTGGAATTGATGATGTTAATTTCGGCGATGCTTCCGATTCAGCGACGCAGTTCACGAACCTTCAAGTAAATGAACTGACGACGCTAACGGGCACGACGACTGTTGGAAACGTAACGCTTGGCGCGCAGTTCAACGAAGCGTTGAATTTCGCGGCAGCTGCAACAACCACTCCGGGTGGATTGTTCTCCATCCAGAACACGGGTGTACCCAAGCTCTGCCGAAACGTGATCATCTATCCCTACACATCAGGGGGCGCGGATTCAGTCGCTTTGGTATTCGGTATTGGCACTTCGACTTCAGCAACATCATGGTCGGGCGCGGGGAACAGCATCATGGCTACGACCACGCTGCCGACGAACACCACGGCGTTTCTCTCCCCGGCGGGATCGGGTTCCAACAATTTCCACAAGGGAGCGGTTGGAACATCCTTCTGGGTCGGCACCACAACCTCGCTTTTTCTGTGGGGAAACGGTGTCTATCTGAACGGCGCGTTTGACGCTTCAGGGGTACCAGATAACTCCTCCTCGACTGGTTATACCAGCATGGCGGGAGAAGTCTACGTTGACTGTATCACCCAGTAAGAGCTAGTTCTCACACTCTGCCTCTTCAATAAAAGAGGGGGCAGAACTTTGAGAAGTAGTAATAATAAAAATGGCAAATCTTCTGTGGGGTTTCCAAGGCACCGCGCTCAGAATTGAATGGTTAGCGCCGTTCCAAACGACGGGACTCTTTCCTGAAGCCCGGGTGGTAGATTCAACTGGTGCTTTAGTTACGACCGTGGACCTGACAGCCAATGGCACAATTGCCTACCTTTATGAGGGCAGTTGGACGCCCGCTGTTGACGGCCAATATGTGATAGTGATCGACGTCTATACCAACGTCGGGCAAACGACGTTGCACGAGAGTTTTGACAGTACCACGATTGACGTTCGTGTCAGGGACATCGGCGGTGGTTTCAGAGGTGGAAGTGTAGGAGGTCTTCGGGGGAAACTTACTAAAGAAGAATTGGAGCGGCTAGGGAAAATTGTAGCTAGGGAAGTTTGGGATCGAACATTGAAAGGAGGGCAGACGGCTGAAGCAACGCTTCTTGCTAAATCTGAATTTAAACCTGATGAGCAAGTGGTTCATTTAAACGAATCCTTTCCTAGTGTAATCGAAATTTCGAATGGTTTGTCTGCGGAATTGGGTAAAACTGAAGAACGGTTAATTGAATCATTTATGGTTTCACATAGACAAATTCTGGCGGAAATCCTTACACTACCAAGAAAGGATCAAGTCGAAGCTATTAAAAAGGCGCTGGAGGATCATTATTCAGAGCAGAGTAGATTATTACGGGATTTTATGATCGATCTTAATTCCATTGACGATCTCATTAGACAGTTTGATCTCCCCCGAGTTATTAAAGGAATTCAAAATCTTGGACAAATGGTAGGCGCAATGGATAAAGGGGTGTTTCCACTTTTAAATGAGACCAAAACGATATTGGACAAACTTGTCGATACCCTGCAAACTCACGGTAGTATGATGGAAGTGATGAACCAGCGGGAGGCCAAACGATTTGCTAAGTTTCAAGGCGACATCCTCCAAATCCTAACTGCGTCAGTAAAGAGGATAATGACTATCCAACAGATGAAAATGGTGAGGGAAGTGGAGGTTGTTATATGAAAGGATGGGGTGTCGTAATTCTTCTATTAGTTGGGGTTGGGTTTGTTTTACTACAGAATAAACCCGATGGTTTGGTCGTTGACACCAGCGTCGGTGCCGACAGCAACACCAGGGAGTGGGTGTTTAACAATTCTTCAAGATTGATTCGCTCTTTAAACGTGACCCAGGGCACGTTGATATCCAACACAGGAGCCACTGCTACGACCTCCTCGGTTGCATTAGAGGTCATTGGGTCAACCTTGATGGACAACGGTACAAGTACGAACTTTGCGGTTATTGGATTGACCGCGGGAAATTGCGTCGAAGCGGGGACGGGGGGATTCCTCGTGTCGGCAAGCGCGGCGTGCGGCACGGGCGGTTCTGGCAGCCCTGGAGCATGGCACGCGCTCCTGACGAACATGCTTGCCCCGACTAACACCTCGGCCGGGATCTACGTCTATGCTTCCTCGACTTTCAACGATACCCTGCGGGTTAACGGGAATTTCACCCTCTCGACTATCACGGCCGCGGCAAGTAACTGCTTGCAGGCTAACACAGCGGGCCTGGTGACAGGTACTGGAAGTGCCTGTGGTGCCGCAGGATCGTCGAATTGGACGAATAACGGGTTGTTCCTCACCCCGACCACGAGTGGAATCGGGATACTGGTAAACGCGGCGTCTTCGACGATTGAGAATTTAAGGGTACCGGGGAATTTGTTTGCAACATCATCTGTTATTGACACCCTGGTAGTGCCCACGACCCTAAACTTATCGGGAGCTTCGATAACGAATTATTTCGGCACGGCTTGCGCGGGAAACTCATGGTTACAGGATGTCGGAGACACTGGGGCCTTTACCTGCACCGCTCTCACTGCGCCGAACGGCGCCTGGCAGGCGATAGGAACTAACATCATCTCTCCCACGAATACGGTCGCGGCAATCGTGGTAAACGCGGCCAGTTCAACTATTGCATCGCTTCGCGTCCCTGACGGATTTTTTGCTACGACTTCCGTAATAGACACTCTGCGGTCAACCACTTTGAATCTGACTAGCGGGTCAATCACCAACTACTTCGGCACTGCCTGCACCGCAAACAATTGGTTGCAGGATATTTCTGATGCGGGAGCTTTTTCCTGTGGGGCTTTGAACGTAACCGGAGACTGGACGGGGACGTTGGACGGATTTCAGGGTTCGGCGTTTGCGCTGACCGGGGTGAACGGCGCGTGGCAAACAAGCGCCACAAATGTATTGAGTCCGACCAACACTTCGGCGGCAATCAACGTGCAGTCGACCTCCGTGACTTCGACAATCGCCCATTCGCTCGTAATCGATACCTCAACCTTTGTCGCCAACGCCAATGAGGGACGGGTGGGAATAGGCACGGCGGCGCCGACGACGACGTTTGCGGTCTTGGGAGTAAGCCGGTTTAACGGAGCAGCAACAATTACAGGCGGATTGACTCTTAATAGCATCCTCGGGTCCACTCAATGTCTGCAGGTTGACACGAACGGCCTCATAGCGGGTTCGGGTGGAGCTTGCGGAGGAGCGGGTACTTCTAATTGGACGAATGACGGATTAACGTTAACCCCAACTACTAGTGGAATAACAGTTTTGATACCGGGAGCGGGGGGTAATAGCCCCGGGCACCGATGATATCGCCATCGGTAGTATAGCCAGCACTACAACTGGGTTTACTCAACAAATTGCCATCGGCGCGAATATTACTGTCGCCGGTAATGACGCGATCGGAATCGGAACCAATGTTTTGTCTTTTGGCACGGATACTATTGCGATTGGGCGGGGGGCGAACACTAACTACGAGAGTCAATCAGCAGGAATCGCCATCGGAGGCGGTTCGGAATCGAGAGCACCAGGGAGCATCGCCATCGGAGGCGGTGCGGCTGTTGCGGGAACCATTAACGATTGTTGCGGAGCCGTTTCCATCGGCAATGCTTCGGACGCATTTGGTGAGGAGAGTATAGTGATAGGATCTAGCTCAAGCGTCGCAGCAACCGCCGACCAGTCCATATTGTTTGGGCAGGGTGCCGTAATCAGCGGCAGCGCCATCGGTTCCGTCGCTCTTGGTAATTATACCTCAATCGCAGGCCATTCTTTTTCCATCGCGCTCGGCACCCAAGCCGTCGTAACCGGTGCCAATCAACTCGTAGTTGGGAACGTGAGTTACCCGATCACCAATTTTTATATCGGCGAGGGCGTGGTATCAACAAGTCCGGGATCATTGGTTATCAATGCTACCGGCGGCAGTGGAACGAATATTGCCGGGGGAGCGTTGACGATTGCGGGCGGTAAAGGAACCGGAACTGGTGCTGGTGGATCAATCATATTTCAAACCGCTTCGGCAGGATCAACTGGGACAGCACTTAATTCCCTAACGACTCGGTTCACGATTGACACTGCAACCTCTACGTTCGCTACTGACATCGTGGCAGATACGAACGTGTTTGTCGTCAACATCAATGAGAACCGCGTAGGAATAGGAACCGCGGCGCCCAGCACCACGCTCGGGGTGATGGGGACTTCAAGGTTCAATGGCGCCGTGACTGTCGCCGGGGCGCTGACAATCAACACGATTACTGAACTGGCTCGGCTTGCGGGGCTGGCGGGGCTGATGGACAGAACGGGGCGTGGCAGAGCACTTTTGGCGGTTTGGCTTTGACGCCAACGAGCACGACCGCCGGAATTTTCGTCAATGCGTCCTCGACCATAAACAGCACTCTGCGCGTGAATGGATCATTTACTCAAACCGGAACCGCAACCTCGACGTTCGGCGGCGGCTTGGATGTGGATAGTGGATTTAGTTTCTATAAAAACGGCAGCACTTCAACTATCGAGTTCAAATGAACTGGTTAAAAGAAAAGTGGCAAAAAACCAAGACCTGGACGGCCGATAAATGGCGCCGTTTCAAGTGGTTTTTTATTATCCCGACGGCCGCGGCCGCGACGCTTCTGCCCGTGGTCGTTCCAGGCCCGGTAGAATTTGACGCGCGGAAGCTCACCATAGTCGGCGAGGGCTGCGCGAAGTATGAAAATGGACAAACCATACCGGTCACGCCGGAGGAATACGCCTCTTACGGCGAAGCCGGAGCGACGCCGGTCAATGCCGATTGCGGCCATGACTTTGACGCCGCTGACCGGCGGGGCATCAAGCTCGGCGATTACTATGACGACGGCGAGTTTACAGTTTACTGGATTGCGGAGCGAGCCGTGGAACTCCCCAAAGGCGAAACCCCGAAAGGATTTGAGCTAAACGAGGCCAGCGGAAAGTTTCGCCTCAATTCCGACCTCAAAGATATTTTTGAACTCAACCGCGCCGAGGCCGCGATTGCCCATTCGACTTCGACTGTCGCGGGATGCCTGGCCTGTTCGTCTATAACTTTTCCCTTTAACGGCACGGACGCGGCGGGGAACACAATGCTAGTCGTCGGCTCCGCGCATTGGGACGCTACCGACGCGGATGAGCCGATTGTTTCTATAACATTCAACAGCGACGCCGTGACGAAAGCTATCGAGGAGCTGGCGGCTGTCGGAACGGACGCTCTTTACTATCGCATCGCGCCGGACGCTACCGCCGGAAACGTAGTCGTCACTTATACCGGCACTGTTACTCAAACGGACGTCGAGGCGTGGCTGTTTACCGGCGTCGCTCAAAGCGCACCGGAGAGCAGCGACGGCGGGAACAGCGCGAGCGCGACGTCGGTCAGCGCTACCGTGACCTCAACTTCCGGGGCGGCTCTGGTGGACGCCGCGCAACTCGGCACAGGAACTTTGAGCGCCGATACCGGACAGACTGTGCGCTACAACGAGGGGGACGCGGCGTTTGGCGATGAAATCGGCGTTACCGCCGGAGCGCAAACTTCAACCTGGGGTTCGGGCGGCGGCGCGACGGCTATGGGAGTCGTGACGATCTCGCTGGCCACTCCCACCGCTTCCTGCACCCCGGCCGCGCAAGGCGACTGGTATGTGCAAGCAGGGGACGTTTGCTATGTGAGCGCCGACACCTACGTTCAGGGCGACTGCATAATCTACGGCACTGTGAACATCATCGAGAGCGCGACTTTGAACTGCCGGAATATAAAAGGTCAGGCAGGCGGGAAAATAAACGGCACGGCCGGAGCAAAAGCCAGACAAGACGACACCGGCAAACAAGTGACTTTTGACTCCACGGCCAACGGCGGCGACGCTTCCGGGGCTTCCTCGGACTCTTTTACCCTGACTGTTGCCAATCACGCCAGATTGAACGGCGCGATCGCCGTGGTTTGCGTTGTGGCTCGCGACACCACGGCCGGAGACCGCACGGCGGACACTGTCACTGTCGGCGGCACTACTGCCACCTCGCTGACTTCGGCGGACAACGGCACGGACTTGCGGGCCCAGCTTTACTACGTCGTCAATCCGGTGGCCGGAGCAAACACTGTTTCCGTGGATATGGGCGCGGCCGCCACCGGCTTCGCGATCAGCGGGGCGGTTTTTTACAACGTCGATCAGACCTCTCCTTTTAGCGACAATGATACGACCACGGCAAACGCGGAGTCGATGACCCGAACCCTGACTACGGCTGTCGCCGGAGAAATGGGCGTGGACTGCGGCTGGACAAAAGAGGGACCGGCGAGCGGCGTGACTGTGGGCGCGAATCAGACCACGGCCGCCAAGCTCGATGTCGCCGCGGGCGGAGTCAACGATACCCTCGTGATGTCCTACGAACCCTCGGTATCCGCCGCCGCCAGCGTCACGATGTCCTGGAGCTGGACAGGATCGGAAGCCCACGCTTTCGTGGCGGGAACATTGCAGACAGAAGCACAGTAACTTTATTCTAACATGACCCTCAAACTCCTCCTCGCTATCATCGCCCTCGCCCTCCTCGCTCATTTCGGCTTCGTGGTCGTGAGCAAAATTTCCTTTGACGAGAATGGGTTTGATATTGAATTTGCGGATGACTGTCCCCTTAATCCTTAACCTCCTCCCATGCAGTATCTCTATGTACTCCTCGGCTTCGCGCTCGGCGTTCTGACGGAACACCTGTTCCACTGGTTTGACCAATCCTGCGGCTGGCTCGCGAAAAAAGTTTATAGATAAGTATTCTTATTCATGCTTTCAAACAAGGAACGAATGCAATGGTACGCTCTCGGCGTGGCGACAATAGTGCTGCTGATCGTCCTCGGCATGACGATTCTCTCCGACCAGGGCTATCTCAATGACACATTTATATTTTTTTGCTCGGTGCTGGGTATGGTTTTGGGAGCGGGGATCTACAAGTCAATAAAAGGAGATAAGGACAATGGCAAAACGTAAACTCAAAGGCAATCTGAAATTCGGACTGGTTCCGCTGAAGAAGGACAAACACGACTTCCCTCTTGGCGCGGTATTTCCACAGATGGATATTAAGGATATCCTGCCGAAATTCGAGCTTCCCCGCATCTCTCCTCTGCACCAGAAAGAATCCGACTACTGCTCGGCCTACGGCACGGATCAGATGTCGCGTTTCCAGGAGGACGAGGAATTTGAACCAAGTTGGGGTTTCGCGGTCTCAAAACTCCTCTCCGGCGACCCAGACGAGTGGGGTCAGAACCTTCGTGACGCTTTCAAGCGGCCGGTGAAGTACGGTTCGCTTCGTAAAGCTGACTCTCCAATGAGCCTCGAAACTCATGACGCGACATTCTTGCGGCATATCAAGAACTGGCCGAAGGATCTGTTCGATAAGGCCAAGCCGTTTAAGAAACAATCCTACTTCTTTATTGACGGCCGCTATGATCCGTTCGATAACATCTGCGTGGCGCTCTACCAGTTCCGTGATCAAGAACGCGCAGTCGGCTCGGGTGTGCTGTGGGACTGGCCGATGGATAATCCGAATATCCCGAGCAGAGTACCGACCAGCGGGTTTGGTCATTTTATCGTTTATACTGGATATGACCGGGAGAAGGACTGCCTTGTCCTCTTGAACTCCTATGGTCCCGACGTGGGAGATAAAGGTTATTTCTATATTCCGCGAAGCGTAGTGAACGCCTTCGCCGGGAAGTATGGCGCGGGAATGTTCGTCGATCTTCCTGCTGCTACGGCTAAAATGATAATTAACGTTCACAAAAAGGAGTCAAATATGGCAGAAGTCCGAAGTGATTTTATGAACCTCAACCTTAAAGATGTTGCCAAAGGTGCTCTCGTTGCTGTCATCGTGGCGGTGCTTGGTTACAGCAAGGAACTCATTGAGGTAAATGGTCTGGCGATAACCGCGGATCAATTCAGGGAGATCCTCAGCATTGCCCTGACCGCCGGTGTTGGTTATCTGGTAAAGAATCTGTTTGAAGACAACACTGGGAAGAACAAAATCATAAGTTCTGTGGGCGGTCTTTTTAAGAAGTAGTTCCTTGACCCTTGCCGTCCGGCAGGGGTGAGAGAATTAAGAAGAAAAAATGGCAAAGACAATCCCCCTTAGCGCGATAGATACATATCTTCAGGACCGCCTTAGGACGACCGTGGGCGTACGGGTGTCGCAGACTGAACGTGTTAGATTGATCAACCAAACGATCCAGCTCTTACAATCATCGATGAATCTTGATACTACTAAACGGATCATTACTTTTGATTACCTAAGTGATGAATCAGATTATTCAGTTGTAAATGATTTGGGGATCGATGATTTTAAGGATGCAAAAGCGATCAGAGATCCTAACAATGCCTATGAACGATTCGATCCCGAAGATGAAGAGACAGTAGATGAATTCATCAAGGAGGGGCGGGTAACGAACGTGTACTGTGTTGAAGAGAGGGACAATACTGATATCCTGCGTCTTATTTATCGGAACGGAAATACCCGACTTACTCTGGCCGCACTTAATTCCTTGACAGAGGATGGTACATGGGCGTCTGATGCTTCAACTTCTGACGCGGGAACTTTAGCTGCTAATGCCGATAGATTTAAGAAAGGATCTGGGTCTTTGGAATTTGACATAGACGTCTCCCAGTCCGTGAATAACAAAGCCAGTATTAGAAATACAACCCTGACAACAGTTGATTTGTCTGGTTATCAAAACATCGGTCACTTCAGATCATGGCTTGATTTACAGCAACTTACCGCTGCTCAACTTGCAACCATCTCCTCGGCGGAGATCAGGTTTGGCAGTAGTTCTTCTGCCTATGGGGCTGTTACAGTAACTACTCCGATTAACGGCGGAACATGGAAGGCCGGTTGGAATCGAGTATCATGGGACTGGGCTGATGTGTCAGAGACCGGGAGTCCTGATTATACGGCGGTTGATTATGTCGAACTCATCCTGAACTATTCAGCGTCCATGACGGATGCAAATAACGTAAAGTGGGATGATCTGGTGGTCATCCTCCCTAGGGAATTGGAAATGGTTTACTTCTCTCAATACATGGTTTCTGTTTCTGGGACTTTGCAGGAGGAATTTACCATAACAACGATTAATACCGCGGAGACACTCCTGTTGCCCACCGCTAACAGGGATGATTTTGTCCATCTCTGCGCCGTGTATGGGTTCCAGCAGATGAAACATGAAGGAAGTCAAGCTGATCTCAAACAGAAAATGCAAGCTGATGACGCTTTTAAACGAATCTTCGCTAACGTCGGGCATCGCATAACTAGAGAGAAACCCAGCATTATGGTCCATGGTAACAGCGCGGGTAGGATTGAAAGGAGGATGTGGTGACCGAACCGGGATTAAAGACATTTGTTCAGGGGCAATATCGAGGACTTTACAGTCTCCGCCGATCTACTGAAATTCCGCATTCGTTCGCGGCGCATGTCTTAAACATCGATCTTTCCTCGTCCTCACAAATTGCTCCTTTGAAGGGACATTCCCGATTTGGTCATCAGCCGAATGCGGCCGATAAAGTAAATAGGATGTTTACTTATGAACGGGGGAACGGGTATAAGACTATCGTGCAGGTGCGGGATAATGGCACCAATACCCTGTTAGAAGCTTTGATACGGGGTGATAATCGTAATTCCCAGGATGGCCAGTGGATGATCCTCGAGGAGGGGTTTACTACTGGAAAGGTCATGTCTTTCGCGCCATTTAATGATACCGGGGTCGACAATTTGTTGATGAGTAATGGCACCGACATCTTTACTGCGTGGAACGGGGCAATTTGTTTGGCGGATGGAGCGATCAGCGCAGGTGGAGCAACGATTACGGTCAGTAAGACCACGGATGATCCTAAGACTAATCCGACTGATGGATTCGGTGCTACTGGTACCCTGGTCTACCGGGACACGGCTGGGGTTAGGGTGGAAGTGACTTACACGGGCAAAACCGGCACAACTTTTACTGGTTGCGCAGGTGCCACTGCTTCGGCTGACAACACCGGGATTGCTCAGATACCCGACATCACGACTTACAGCGGGGTTCCCAAATTCTCCTACATCATCACAGCGCAAGGTCGAGTGTGGGGGACGGGCGTGGTCGGGTCAGAGACAGTTATGCAGGGGTCCGAAGTCAGTGATTTCACAAATTATACGGTCTCCACCACCCCGTCTTCCCCACTGACGGAGGATTTTCCGGAGGGCGGGAAAAACGTCGCCTTGGCCGCGATTGACAATTGGATTATTATATTTAAGGAGAGGCAGGTGATTGCGTTCGGGTTGGAATTCCCATCTTCCAGTACCAGGGCGGCAGTTAGGAAACACGTCGCCGACATCGGCATAGCCTCATCAAAGGCCATCACCAGGGTCGGGAACGATTATTGGTTTATTTCGAACGTCGGACAGTTGAGGAGGTTGCAACGTTTAGAAGCGGAGAATATTTTCCAGACGGAGGACCTTGGTAGCATCATCAGACCCACAATCAAGAATTTCGACTACTCCGACGCAGCTTTGGGTTATTGGACCAAAGAACGGATTATGGTCGCTGCTTGCCGGACTGACGAAGATCAGAGTATTAACGAAAAAATCGTCTATATCCAATTTAGCGAAAACATCGAGGGTGCCGCCATCATCAATCACGGCGTCATGGATTGGGCAGTCAGTGATTGGACGGAGTATGATGGGGATTTTTATTTCGGGGGTTCAGCTTCTTCTCGGTGTTATAAAGCTTTCGATGGTTATACAAAGGATGGGGCGGCGATAGTGGCTGAGTACACTACCAAAGCGGAGCATTTCGGGGAGGAGTTCGAACAGAAGGAAATTGTGTATTTGGCGGTTAAAGGACGGATTGGAGCCGGGACGACGCTCTACGTGGAAGTTCTCTTCGATGAGAATGGAAAGACGGCGGTTTATGAGTATGACCTTGCTGACACGGACACCGAATACATCACCCAGGGGGTGTCGAATCCATTAGGTGTGAACGCCCTCGGGACTGAACCCTTGGGTGGGACGGTGGATGACGTTGATGAATTGGATCCATTTTTTGTGGTCTTCGAAATTCCTAGACAAGCAAACCCGTACACGGTTCAGGCTACGTTCTCTTCCGATGGCGAAGGACAGCGGTGGGTAGTGGACGCCCACGCTTGGTATCACGCGCCGACTTCCAATTCAGTTTTTCCATTAAAAGGTGTTACTTAATTTGAAAGGAGCAAGTATGAAAAAAATCATCCTCTCTATCGCTACCCTATTGGTCATTGCTAGTAGCGGGTATTACTTAACGCGCAGCACTGACACGTTCCTAGAGCCGGTGGTTTTGGACAGTGTCGTGTACGGAATTTCAAGTGAACCCCCGACGATTGGTTATCAGGAAATCGACGTTGATAATTTGGGGGCGGCAGCTTTTCGTCCATCTGAGTATAAGACTACACTAGGTGAAGCAAAGACAGAGGGTCACGCGGACACGACGATGATTGTCAGTTCAATTACCACGAAGGATGGTAATACTCTAAATTCTGATACCCTGGGGGATAGGATCGTTCTGCACATCGCTCCGGGACGGAGTAATGCTGAAATCGTAGTTTGTACTGGATTAACGGTGTCCACTAAAACTTTCACCAGTTGTACATTTGGTTATCGCTTTGATACCAATGCTACCCAGGCAGCGAACATTAAAGCCCATAGTCCGGGTGAGACTGTCATTATTTCCGACGATGATCATTACCTGACCGTTCAGTACCCGACCCTGGACGCGGCCAATACCTTCACGAATGCTAATTACTACGCTTCTTCTACGGCTACAACAGTA